CTGAGGATTACCTAAAAAACCTTCCACAAAACCACGGTGACAAGTAATGGCTGCTTTAACAAAAGATCGCCCAACCAAACGCCGCGCCCAAGGTTCCCATTCGGACCCAGTGGCGGCGGGTAAAAATATTTTCTCTGGTGCATTGGTTGTATTAAACGCAACGGATTATGCAGAACCAGCAACCGCAGCGACCGGGTTGCGCGTGCGCGGTGTTGCTATACACCCCAGCAACAACAGTAATGGCGTAAATGGTGACGGCACTATTGTCACGAATACAGGTGCGCATCTCTTTAAAAATGCCGGTGATATTGATCGTTCGGATATCGGCTCAACCGCGTACATCACTGATGATCAGACCGTTACCGCTGATAATACCGACAGCTCGGCAGTCGGCCGCATCGAAGATGTAGAAACAAACGGCGTTTGGGTCTTTATCGACTAGCACGCTTTAAATCCGCTTAACTTGGAGACCCAAAATGGACGTTAATGCTCAAAACCTCGGCATCCTAAATACAACAGTATCAACTGCATTTAACAATGCGTTTGACGCTGCAGAATCTATGTACCAAAAGGTTGCCACTGTTGTACCTTCCAGTGCGGCAGCTAATACATACGCGTGGCTAGGTAAATCTAACCAAATCCGTGAATGGCTAGGTCCTCGTGCTATCAACCGTTTGAAGAAGCACCAGTACACCATTCAAAACAAAAAGTTTGAAAAAACAGAAGGCATTCCTGTCGATGAGATTGAGGATGATAACTATGGTGTCTATACCCCGCTCTTTCAGCAGATGGGTGTTGACGCTGCCGAGTTCCCAGATATCCGTACCTTTGGTTTGTTAAAAACCGGTTTTAGTGAGCTGTGTTATGACGGCCAAAACTTCTTTGACACTGACCATCCCGTAGGCAGTGACGGCGAAGAAGCCTCTGTATCAAATATGCAAGCAGGCTCCGGTGAAGGTTGGTATCTGTTGTGCACCAAGCGTCCGATAAAGCCATTGATCTGGCAGACCCGTAAAAACTTCAACCTGGTGATGAAATCTAATCCAGAAACCTCTGACCACGTCTTTTTAAATGACGAAGTTCTTTGGGGTATCGATGGGCGTTATAACGCGGGTTTTGGTCTGTGGCAGCTAGCTTTTGGCTCTAAAGCAGAGTTGAACGCTGATAATTTCACCACTGCACGTGAATCCATGCTGTCACTTAAAAATGATGCGGGCTCACCCTTAGGCATCCTTCCAGACCTGCTAGTTGTTGGTCCTAACAATATGTCAAAAGCAGAAACATTGCTGGAAGCAGTTAACAACGCCAATGGTTCGACCAACACAAACTACAAAAAAGTAGAGCTGTTGATCTGCCCATGGTTGGCCTAACCCTTAAACCGTTTTAAAGGAAACCTGAGCACGGATGCTCACCTTAATTGAGAGGAAGTTATGCAATGTCTAAATATGTTATTCACGCGGCGATCATGGTTATCTGTTCGGCCCCTTCTGGATATCGCCGTGGCGGTGTTGAGCTGGAGCAAGGCCAAAATATTTTTGCAGCCGATCACTTTACTAAAGAACAGCTTCAGCAACTTGCTGAAGACCCCCGCCTTACTGTTTCTGAAAGTGAAACAGACTCAGGTTCGGATTCTACGTCGCAAGGGGCCGTGGATGCGGATCGCTTGGCAGAGCTAGTCGCTCATATTAAAGGGCTAGATACAGCTGACGCGAGCCTTTGGAAAGAAGACCAAACCCCTAAAGCCAGCGCATACCCAAAAGGCACCACCGCTGACGAACGTGACGCAGCATGGGACGCGTTTGTTAATCAGCTGGATGGTACTAAGTAATGTACTGCACCAGCCAAGATCTGACCGATCGTTTCGGTGCCGATGAGCTAATACAGCTCACCGCCGAATCGGACGGTTTTGGTAATTTCCCAGACGAAATTAACCAAATACAGGTCGACCGCGCTATCGCCGATGCAACGGCCACAATCGACAGTTACTTAGCAGCCCGTTACCCGCTGCCTCTGGCACAAGTACCACCGGTTTTAGAACGCTATGCCTGTGATATGACCCGCTACTTTCTACACGATCGTAGCCCGCTAGAGGAAGTAACTAATCGCTACAAGGATGCCATCCGCTACTTAGAGAAAGTCGCCAAAGGTGATATTTCACTCGGTATCGACAGCCAGGGCCAACGCCCTGAAACCATGGACGGTGCTGAAATGCAATCAGGCGGCAGTGTATTCAGCCGTGATGATAAAAGCTTTATCTGAGGTGTTACATGCTGCAAGCCGTTGAAACCGCGCTGATCTCTGCAATTAAAAATGCTCTAGGCAATAGCGTAAAAAAAATAGAGACCCACCCAGGGCATTGGGGCGCTCAAACCATAAAACACATGGTTATGGCCGCACCGTCTGTTTTTGTTGGTTTTAGTACAGGCACACATATTGATAGCAGCCCGGATCAATTAAAGGGCCAGTGGCATGTTTATTTAGTGGGACGCGCCTTAAACGGTCAACGGGAGGTCGGCATATACCAGATGTTAGAGCGGCTGCTGCCCGCGTTACATGGTTTGGATTTAGGCCAAGCCGACGCGCTAGCTTTTTTGCGGGTAAAAAATCTATTCAGCTTCGCCGAAGGCAAGCAAGGCGTCTGCTGCTATGAAATGACATTTACGCTGCCGATGAACTGGCCAGATCGGCAGGATGCCAGCAGCTTAGATGATTGGCTTCGCTATCAAGCAGACCATTACGATGAGAACGACTCAACCCATTTGATGGCGGCTGACACCGTCGAAATCACAGCGAGTTAACAAGGAGTAATCCATGAGCAATACGCTGAAAGTGCGCCCTAAAACAGGTGTACACGTTCGCAAAGAGGACGGCACCCTAATGCCATCGAAAGGTTGCGACGTACCTAACAACACATACTACCGCCGCCGTTTGCGTGACGGGGATTTAGTAGCTATCGAACAAAAGAAAGGTAAATCATAATGGCTATCTCATTTGATAATATCCCCGCAAGCCTGCGTACGCCCGGCGCTTATATTGAGTTCAATAATGAACTCGCGGGTGCCGTTAGTGTTATGCACAAGATGGTCGCATTTGGCCAGCGCCTCACAACAGGCTCCCAAGCGGAAGGGGTGCCCGTTAGGGTAACCGACCCAAGCCAAGCCGTGGCGCTATTTGGACGCGGTTCGATGCTAGCACTGACACTGGCGGTTGCACTCAACGCAAACCCAGAAACTGAGCTATGGGCTATCGCATTAGACGATAATGCTGCAGGACAGGTAGCAACATGTACTATACAAGTCGCATCAGCACCAACCGTTGCGGGCACTATAGCGCTGTATCTAGGCGGCAAACGGCTAACAGTCGGTATTGCTCAAGGAGATGACGAAAACGCAGTAGCTGCCAGCATTAGCGCCGCCATTAATGCAGACTTAGATCTGCCTGTAACGGCCGCTGTTTCCACAGACACCGTCACCATTACCGCTCGCCATAAAGGCGAAGTATTCAATGGCTTTGATATCCGCACTAACTTTTACCAAGGCGAAGAATTACCCGCTGGCCTAATCTTAACAATCGACACGATGAGTGGCGGCACAGGCAGCCCAGATATTAGTACCGCTATCGACGCTTTGGGTGATGAATGGTTTAACTGGATTATCAACCCCTATACCGATGTGGCTAACATGGTGGCGTTAGAAACCGAGCTAGATAGCCGTTGGGGGCCGATGCGCCAAATTGGTTGTCGCGTATTTAGCGCGTTTTCTGGCACACACTCTACGGCGGGAACGTACGGCAGTGTCCGTAATAACCCGCACATATCATGTATGGCGATTAACACGAGCCCAACGCCGGTTTACGAGGTCGCAGCTATTAACGCCGCTGTTGCTGCATTCTCATTAAGCATCGACCCTGCCCGTCCGCTACAAACATTAGAACTGACCGGCATGAAAGCACCCGCAGTTGAAGACCAGTGGACACGCCAAGAACGCAATCTGCTGCTCTATGATGGCATGAGCACCTTTACCGTAGACCGTGACGGTACCTGCCGTATTGAACGTCAGATCACTATGTACCAGACCAACGATGCCAGCCTACCCGATGCGAGCTATCTGGATATATGCACACCAGAAACCCTAGAACGCATCAGATACGAACAGCGCTTGCTGCAGGCTCAAAAATACCCGCGCCACAAATTAGCTGACGATGGAACTAACTTTGCGGCAGGACAAGCGATTATCACGCCGAAGATCTGGCGCGGTGAGCTTCTCGCGCTCTATCGAAAAATGGAAGAGAAAGGCTGGGTTGAAGATTACGCGACCTACGACAGCCAGCTAGTCGTTGAGCGTGATGTCGACGATCGCAACCGTCTTAACTGGCGTGATACGCCTAACCTAGTTAACCAGGCACGCGTATTTGCCGGTAAACAGCAATTCATTGTGTGAGGTGAATCATGGCTAAAGCAGCAAAGAAAATAATCGTAACGTTACCAAGCCTAGGTCGTGTGGAATCAAACCCTGGCGGCTCATTTGATCCCGGTGGTGTTTCCTATGAAGGCAAGATGACGGAGTCTGGACGCACCCATTATTTGGAAAACGACAACCCCGCCATGCTCTCGTTTACCGTACCTAACTTGTCAGGTTATCTAGAGCAGTTCCGTGGATTGGTTGATGTAAACGTCAACATTCAGGATGAGCTGGGGCAAAGCTGGATCGTGACCGAAGCCTTTATCACCAATACCCCAAAAGTATCGGGCGGCGATATCCCTATTGAAATGCAAGGCAATCCTGCCGAACCCGTTTAAACCTTAATAAAACAGAGGATAGCTACGTGGAACGAATTCAAGAAGGCACCCTGCCTCACGGCTTTGAATATAAAGGCCACTTACAAACTGCATTTAAAATGCGTGAAGTTGGCAATGCAGGCGAACTCTTTGACGCAGAAATTGAAGCCGGAGGCGTAGAAAACCAGCTGGCTTTTAACGGTGCACTGATTGCTAGGCAGTTGGTCAGCATCGGTGATTGCAAAGGTCCGTTCAGTATTGAACAGATCCGCAAGATGAAACCAGCTGACTTTCAGGCATTGCGTATCGCTCAGGGAAAGCTCAACAGCGTGTCACAGGAGGACGACAGCGAAGAGAAACTATCTGGCAAAAAATAGCGCTCATTGCACTAAAAACCCACTGGTCACGTGCTGAGATCCTCGCGTTACCAGTGGACGAGTTTAACTACTATTTAGAGTTATTCACCCGTGACAGATCTGACAACTAGCCTAATACTCAACCTAAAAAATTCGCAATTTACCCGAGGACTGCGAAAGTCAGGTAGTGACGTGGGCGCGTTCGCAAACAAATCAGAACGTGAGTTGCGAGGACTCCGCCACGAGTTTAAGCAATTAACGGGGGGAGTACTCGGTAGCTTTCGCAACGAGATCCTTGCGATCGGTGCAGCATGGAGCGGCTTACAGATAGCAAAAGACTCTGCGCTATTAGATAAGAATCTAACGCAGATGTCACAAACTGCCGGTGTCGCTCGTACTGAAACTAAAGCACTCCGTGCTGAGCTGTTTGAGCTGCAAAAGCAGTACGGGGTAACGGTTGATAGTTCGCGGCAAGCAAACGATTCACTATTGCAGGCGGGTCTAAACTGGAGCGAAGCACTGCAAGCAACGAAGGCTATCGCGCCAGCACAAGCCGTTACGGGTGCAAGTTCTAACGTCCTTGCAGGTGGTTTAGCCGTTGGTGCTGAGATATTTGGCTTTGACTTATCGCAAGTAGGCGTTGCCACCGAGATGCTCGACAAAATGACGGTGGCCGGTCGTGCTGGTAATGCAGAGCTTGAAGACCTTTCCAGTATTTTCTCCCGCGTAGGTAACAACGCGAAAACAGCCAATTTGGATTTTAGCCAGACGCTCGGGTTTATTGAGCAGCTTTCTAAAATTGAGAAGCAGCCTGAACGTTTAGCCACACTGGCTGACAGCACCCTGCGTATATTTACCAACCAGAAATACCAAAACAACGTTCGCGATAAATTAGGGATTAATTTTTACGGCAAAGACGGCAACCGCCGAGATACGTTCTCCATCATTGAGGAGATATCAACTCTCTATAAAAAACAAAAAAACGATCAACAGCGTGACAACCTGATTGCAGCTGCGTTTGGTCAAACCGATATGGACACCCAGCGTGGTATGAAAGCACTACTGGGTGGCGATGCCATCGCAGGTATGCGCCAAATAACAGAAACCACTCGTAACGCTACAGGTTCTATAAAGCGTGATTTAGAAGGTGCTTTAGATAACTCAGTAGATCAAGTATCCCGACTAAAAGGAGCGCTTAGCCAAGCAGCCGACGGGTTTGCTCAACCTATCAACAACTCAGTAAATCAGCTCATTAAGTACACCTTAGATAGCAAAGAAAAAGGCGGGCTAGGTCTAGACGGTAACGATATTTTAATGGGTGGTACGGCGGCTCTCATCGCCGGAGGGTTCGCGGCTAAATACGGAGGGAAGGCATTACGCGGTTCGTTAAGTAAAGGAAGTGTAGTAGCCGGTGGTGTCGTTACGGGTAAAGCATTGGAAGAGCTAGCGGGCGTAACTCCCGTTTATGTCGTAAATATGCCCACCGGTGCGGTGCCAGGTTTACAGCCCGGTTTTAATGTGCCAAATCCTCTTTCAGGTAAGGGGCCCCTATCCCATACGACTGTCGCTAAAGCTAAAGCAACAGCCGGTTTAATCGGTGGCACAAAACTAAGCAAACTTGGTTATTTAGGTGCAGGCGCAGTAGGCACAGCTGGCGCAGCCGCAACAGCTGCAGGCGGTATTGGCTATGGCGCTGGCACTGTTATTTATAATACGACACTCAAAGGTACTGACCTATCAGATGACATTGGCCGCGCAATAGCCAAAACCCTCGCATTCTTTGGAAATGATAACGCTCAGTCAGCACTAGACGCTGAAAACCGATCTCAAGCTTTACTCAAGGTTGAGCTAAGCGAAGATTTAAAAGCTAAAGTTGTTCAGTCTGAAAATATGGACGTAGACGCCTACGGCGGCTCAATGGTGGCTCCATGAGTTGGCGCGAGCGTTTACAGCCGGGCACTATCGGCAATTTAACCTTTCACACTGAACAAGCTGCAGGGTCAGGCGGCCGTCGCTTAGTGGTGCATGAATACCCACTTCAAGACGTGCATTATGTTGAAGATATAGGGCCGTCTGCTGGCTCGCAACGCCTAACAATTTTCCTTATTGGAACCGATTATGATCTGGCCCGTGATGATCTCATTCAGCTATTAAAAAGCGAGGGACCTCATACACTAATCCATCCATACTTAGGTACGCTGCGTGTTCATATTAATAATTATGAGTGGGCTATAACGACACGCCAAGGCGGCTATGTTCAATTCAACGTTGATTACGTATTAGACGGCAAACGCAAATTCCCACTGTCTGGAAATGCTAACGCGCAGCAGCTGCAAAGCGCATGCGATAACTGTCTAGAAATAGCAACAAACACCTATACAGAGCGGTTTAGCGTAACAAGCCAGCCAGCATTTGTACAAGATGCGGCACTAACTCAAATGACCAGCGCCCTAGCGGCTATGCAGGATCTGAGCAGCCAATTTGGGTCACTACTTGATGCCGACCCATTAACTGAAACCTTTGACTTATTCAATAATGATCTATCAAGCCTGCTAGGCCAGCCAGCAACACTAGCCAGCCAAGTTACCTCTTTGATCGCTTCATTGATGGGAAATAGTTCAAGCACAACTACCGCTGTAAACGGCTACAACATACTTACAAACAGTATTGCCAGCACGGATATCATTCAGACTACAACCCCAGCACGCGCACAGCAGGCACAAAACCAAACGGCAACCCAACAACTATTAACCACCGCTACCACCGTTGAAACTGCCCGCTTAATCGCCAATGAAAGTGCACCCTTTGTCACTTATGACGATGCGATCGCAACCCGTGATCAACTCCTAGAGCAGATCGACGGGCTAATAGAAAATGGCAGCGATACCGAGTACTCCCCTCTGGTTGATCTACAAACCGCACTAATGAAACGTGTCGATGACGTTGCTCCTGGGCTACAGCGTGTAGATCAGATTCAGTTGCAACAATCAGTTCCCGCGCTTGTTTTGGCACATATGTTATATGGCGACGCAAACAAAGCCGATGAGCTTA